AACGAACGATACGTAAAACTCGGGGACGAAGTTTGATATGCACGCGAGAGCGGACGAACTACACTGTTGGGTTGCTAATTTAGAATGCACCGTGTTCTCGTGCGCAGACTCTTCGAAGAATTCTTTGACCGTCGTGTTCCTTTTTTGTCTGACAACTTTAACTATCACGAAAGAGCCAATCGCAGGGAAACTCTCGAAGACCTTTACACCACCGGCGTTAAAAGCGCGCTTGAGGTCCTCCATGAAATTTTTCGTCACCCTGCATCTGTATATTTTGCCATAAACACCACCACCAATCTTTTCTCCGTATGGAGTAGGGTCAAAACTTACGCCAGGCCGGTTTATTTTCATCCTGGCGGTTTCCTGTGCATCTGGAATGGTCTCGACTCGCAATGGTGTTTTTCTCAGCATAATCCTTTTTGGAATGCGATGAGATTCCGGCATACCAGGTCCGGGGGATAGGGCGTATCGCGGAGATGACATTATTATTAAAAGGATATATTATTTTGTTGATGCGACACTCGTCATATCAACAAACCAAATAATAAATATACCACTTATTGTATCACAATCACATTTTGATATAATGAGTAAGCTTTTCGTAGTAGCACCGAGCACCGACCACACTCAGTTTGTAGGAATCGCTCATCCACACGCGATTCGTGGTATTCACGGCCCTGCTGTGTTTTCTTTCCGTCAATTGGCTCCGGCCGTTCATCTCGCTCAGGCTGTAGACCACAGGATGCTTTACAACCCGGCAGATACATTCACGGAAGAACTTATCGAACCATATGCGAATTTGTTTGTAGGTCAGAGCCTCGACATCAAATACGAGTTCGATCAACACGAACCACTGAGGAACGTTTTGATTGGTCATGTTGCCGAACAAGAGATGAGGAATTACGCACAGGCGACTCAGATATCCATCGTCGTGATAAACCAGCAAGACGAGGAACTCGTTATTTCAGACATCATTTCTCCGCCTCGCGATCTGTTATACACTGCAAAATATCTGGATTATCTTTTTGAAGACAAATCTAGTAGTTAGGATCTAACTGACATTGGCGATGACCATTGGGCCAGTTAACCCAGTCGAGCCCCGTGTCTTTGGTACCAGGCGGGCAGCTCCACCCCTTTCCGTCCCACATCCTCGTCGTCGTTGATATGACATCTGATTTAAGCAGACATTGTTGATGGTCGACGTCCGAGTTTTTAGATTTGCCCCAATCAGCACCAGTGTCCTTCGCTGTGGAGTAGCATCTCCAAGCTCCGTTAATATATTTTCTCGTAGCGAACCCTTTGATACATTGCTGATCCCACGTACCCTTGGAATTTGGCACCGTTCCGTAAGGACATCTTCCGTTGACTTTCGGGCCGAGGGAACTCGTGAGGCATTGTTTGTCATCATTTGTACCATAGTCGACAGTACCATCTGGGCATATCCATAATCCTGGTTTCACTTGTTGTCTCCAGGTGTACCGAGGGGCTCCTCCCGACACAAACTTTGTCATGGTGTTTACGCTCGCCTTCTTGTCCGACGCGGAAGATTCTTTTACGCGCTTGATCTCATCTGCCCAGTTTATGGAGAACTTCTCCTTCTTTGTTACCATGAAGATGACAAAAATCACGAGCAACAGTGCGACGAGAAGCATCATATTCGTCTTGCTCATCAGCATGATAATATAATATTGTAATATATTATTATGCCGGTGAAGTTGACTAAGTTAAAGAGTGGTGAGAAGAAATTCCAGGCGGTTTTTTTCGACAAGGAAGGAAAAAAATTAAAAACAGTACGCTTCGGTGCCAAAGGGTATGAAAATTTTACGATTCACAAAGATCCAGAGCGCATGAGACGGTATGTAGATCGGCACGAAAAGCGCGAGGATTGGACGCGTGCTGGAAAATATACTCCCGGCTTCTGGTCGAGATGGTTGCTCTGGTCTAAACCTTCATTTACCGACGCATTGAAGCTGACCGAACAGAAACTCGGCGAAAAGATAACGTATTCTAGAGGATAGTCATTTGACCACGGTATGTGAATGTGTATAAATATTTCGTTTTTTATGTTATTAATTTAAAAAATGAATGCAAAACGTGTGAGCTTCAGCGATGTCAATGACATTTTCATGATCCCTGGTATAGAAGGAACCAGGAAATTGATGACTCCTTGGAAGAAAGATTTGACTATATACTCGGACGAAGACTTGGAGGATCAGATACGCAAGAGAAAGGAGAACGCGATACGAGACGCCAAGAAACAGATCGTGGATCTCGAAAAGAAATACAAGGAACTTCATCAGTGTATACAAGAACTCGACGAAGAAGATGACCACTACTACGATGAATATGAGATATTTCACACGATGATGGAAGAAAACTTCTTAGAGCAAAGTGTCCTTACGAGAAAATTGATTGCATTGATCGAGAAAAAATGATGTAAAATTTTTCTAAATAAAAAGTAATCGATTTATAGTTGTATGAGTTTCAATATTCGCGAGTTCGACGTGTCTACAATATCGCCAGGAGCGATCGTCGGAGTGGTGGGAAGGCGTGGAAGCGGAAAATCAATCATCATCAAGGATTTGTTATATTCGAAAAGAGATATTCTGCCGTTTGGTGTCGTGATGAGTGGCACCGAAGCAGGAAATGGATACTTCGGGAAATTCATTCCTGAAATTTTCGTGTACGATGATTTCGATGGTTCTGCACTCGAGAAACTTCTCGAACGTCAGAAAAAGGACGCAAAGAAGGGAAATATGAAACGCGTCTTTGTGGTTCTCGATGATCTTGCGTACGATTCGTCAATCATGAAGAAGCCAGTGTTGCGTTATATTTTCATGAACGGTAGACACTTGAATATTTTTTTGATTTTTTCGAGTCAGTATGTTTCCGATCTTGGACCACCGGCTATTCGTGCGAACATCGACGTTCTTCTGGTGTGTCGCGAAGCCATTCAAGCGAATCGTTGGCGTTTGTATAATATGTTTTTCGGTTGTTTCGAGAACTTCGAAGATTTCAATAAGGTATTAAACGCATGCACGGAGAATTATGGCGTTCTGGTTTTGGATAATACAAAAATTTCAAATAATATAGAGGAATGTGTATATCATTGGAAAGCAAAAGTGCGAGACGACTTCAAGATGGGAGCGAGATGTTTTTGGAGGTTCTCGAAAGACCGTGTGAGAAAGGATGATTCAGACGAAGAAGTCTCGAATGGCGTAAAATTGTTAAAGGGCAGGCATAAGTAGATTTGTCATTTTTTTAATTAATTGCGTAAAAATCTGAGATATTTTTAATATACATATTTCAATTATGGTATTTGCCGACCAATCCATCGTGGATATGCTGCGTCTGTATTCCATTCTCGTCGGTGGAACAACTCCCGAATGCCAAGCCGCGTTATTCGAAGATCTGAAACGTAACGCAAATTTAATAGAACCTGATAGCATTACTTCCGATTCGATGACGGCATACGAAGCTATTATCGAGGTAGAAAAACTTACGAAGACCGATATCATCGGACCGTATCTGGATGTCGATGGTTACGACGATACTGTAATTGATCTGTCTACTTGGGATCCGCTTAATCCCATAGATGACAGGAACCAGCTGCCAAACGGTAATTGCGTTACTTCATGGAGAGAACTACGCGGCGGTAATATTAGCCCCATTGACTGTAATAATGAGATCAACGATGCCAGTAAACTTCTATTTCCATGATTATTAAACAACTTATTAATAATAGTGTAAAAATATAAATGCCGACGATTGGCGTCGACCCCGGGCAAAAGAACCTTGCGCTCTGCATGACCGATGGTCAACGAATCGTGAAATGGGATGTTATAAATATCATGCCTGATCCCAAAGGTATAGCAGATGGATTTGCCAAAATAAACTTTGCCGATTGGGTCAAAGATTCCACGGACGTGGTGATCGAACGTCAACCGTCTAAAAATCCTCGAGCGGTTCGCATCCAACATTACATAGAGATGTATTGTGCTATCAACGATGGACGAGTGTATTGCATCGATCCAAAACACAAGCTGTCATATGCGTCTTCCACGTCTTTTTGGCCGGAACGCGACATACTCAATTGGTCATACAACGAACGCAAGAAACTCTCCGTAGAGACCGTTGCTAATTTTTTGAAGAATACCGAGCAGGACGAAGAGTTTGTGACTATGTTCGAAAAGTCTAAGAAGAAGGACGACCTTGCAGATGCACTTTTACATTGCCTCGCGTTTGACGAAAACATTAAACCAACTCTTTCCGACGTCAGAAAAAGCGCGATCCGTAATATAAAACCGGTGAAACCCTCCGTCGCCAATACAAAGAGCAAGAAGTATACACAGGGCAATCTCAAGTTCCTCGCTAAGAGATGGCTGACTTCTTTTGATATCTTCCAGCTGAATGGTGAAAATACTTCGGGCTTTGCGGAATCGTGCTGTAGGCATTTTAATGATATTTCTAATGCATTTTTACAGCTAGGAGGTAAAAATTAAGGTTGTGTCCAA